GGTGGTATCCGCACAAAGATTGCGATAAAAATAAGCAGTAGCCAATAGTTATTTTCACTTGCTATCAAAACTGCTATCAAACTATTTAATTACATTAGTTTTGTGCGGAGATAGAACAATAAATACTTCTTTAAGAAACAAGTTGTGAATGTAATCGTGATAAATAAAAATCTTTTGGTACAAAAGACCCCCACAGTTAAGCGTGTTTTACGCAGGGAACCCCCAGGGCTCAGACGCGGTTGAGGGGTACAGAGTGAGGCAGTAGCCGTAATATTGGCCTATGGCTAAGGAATATGCGCTAAATGGCTTTGCAGGCCTAGTGCACCAGCGTAAGAACCCACACTCTGGCACAAAAGTCAGTGTCTATCACTCCGAGCAAGCTGGTATGGACTCCAGTGATGGAACCAAGTATTCGGCTGTATGTGAAGACCACGGCATGATTATGGGGGTCTCATCTATCTCCGCTGCTAAATCAGCTGCAATTGACTCCCCATCGTGGTGTGATGACTGTCGTGACGCAGAAACAGCTAAATTAAAAGGGCCAAGTAACCTCTCTGCAGAACAGTTTACCTCCCATACCTAATATTTTTTTATCCAGTAACGACTAGGCAGTAGCCTTACTATTAGCTTATGAGAAAGAAAGCGAAGTGGCCTGAGCCTAATCACTACAACCCAGAGGCCCCTAACTTTGAATACGACCATCACGGTGACTACTACCATAGCAAGATGGCGGCAGACCACCCTAATCATCACGAAGATGGTTACCTATCTTGCGCTGCGTGTTCGCACGAACGTGCATTCAACGAAATGAGCCAAGAGCACGGGAAGCGCAACTTGTCGCTATCTCAGTTTGCTGGCTTGTTTAAGAGGAAGTAAATGGCTGCTTCAGACAACTTATCCAAGGTTCAGCGTATTCAAGAGCTTCGTCGCTCTAACGCTGCTGGCGCCGTACCCTCTAAAAAGGTGTACAACCGTAAAAAAGTCAAAAAAGCTGGCGTGGAGTATCTAGCAAAAAAGTAGTAGGCTCCAGGGTATGAAACTTGGAAAATACACCTTACGCAAGCCCTGGGTTAAGTATGTTGACATTGAGTTCCCAGAGCGAGTTTACAAAGAGATACGTGCATCCATCGTTGATGACATGATTAGAGAAGCTAAAGACAATGCCAAATATGACATTGAGATACTTCGCCATTACCGAGAAAAGGATTAAAGGTTAGCCACTACGAATAGAGCTAAAGATACAGGTCCTAAAATAGCTAGAGCAGCTAACAAACCATAGATACGGTTTGATGGTTTGACCTCTTCATGGGTATGGTGACGGTCATGTCTAGAGAAACCATCGTTGATGAAGTATGGTCCGCCTTGTTGTGAAAAATGATTTCTTCCCATAAACTCAGTATACTTACTTAGAAAAGGAATAAAAGGTGCAAGTAGTAAAGATATGGAAAAACTGTGTACTTTGCGACGCAACGTACCGTGAAGACCAAGCCGCAGAACACGTAAAAATATGGCACACAAAGGAGAACAAGAATGACCAAAGATGAAGCAGTAGCCCTAATGTTAGAAAGCATTAATGCAGATAACAGAGAAATGGGAAAAAACGCTGGAATCAGCGATGCAGATATGGAAACACAGATTGCAAATAGCCAAGCAAGTCTTACCTTTATGATGTCAAATATCTATGACAAGTTAAAGACGAATGGAGCAATTGCCTAATGGAATCAACTAAGAGAACGCTATTAAAGACAGCAAGCTGGGAAATCTTTCACCTTGTTGGAGTCGCTGGAGTAATTTACCTATTTACTGGCGAGTGGGAGTACGCAAGCCTCGGTGCCCTTATCTATATTGGTTGGGAAGCGCTTGGCTACTTCTTGCACGAAAGAGTCTGGGCAAAGTTCGGCAACAAGGTAAAGTGACAAAGTAGAACAATGAAACTCAAGTTTGGATGGGGCAAGTGGGATAGTTGGGGCTTTGGTCTCTTTTACTGTCATTATGATAAGAGTATCTGCCTTGAATTACTTCACTGGTATTTCTACGTTGAAGTTTGGACTAAGAAGGACTTCAAGTAATGTGGTCATGGGTATTGGCGGTAATCGGAGTAGCAGGTATTTACTTCGTAGGCCGCAAGACAATCTGGGGTTGGTTAATCCTTTGCGCCAATGAGGTGCTTTGGATTACCTACGCATTGATAACAAAGCAATATGGCTTTATCTTTTCCGCCATTGCCTATGCCGCAGTTTATGTAAAGTCATTTATCCACTGGAGAAGGGATGAGGAATAAATGGATGACAAGTACAAGAAAGCGTACGACAAGCAAACAGAGCATTTAAGAAACGAGCAGTTCAAGAAGTATAAAGACCAAGAAGAGTGGCACCACAACCAAGTCAACAAGCTAAAGAAGCCAAAGCCAGACCCTGCTACCGTTGAAGCAGCACTTCGTCTGGAGGAAGAGCTGTGGGCCTCGTAGAGTTTGATTACCACGCAGCGATGACAGAGGGTCATACCTTCAATGAATTAGTTGCGCAGCGCCTTCGTTCAGAAGGTATTGGTTGTACCGTCCCTGAGCTAGAACTTGTCACCTCGGACGCTGATATCAGGCGCCTAACAAAAGAAGAGAAAGACATCATCCTAGATAACGGTTTAGTCCTAGAGGTTAAGTCCCGTAACTTAGGCTTCTCAGAGGACCCATCTGTATTCTGGCAATCTAACCTTTATGTAGATACCTACTCAGGCTATGAAGCTAAAGAGGTCAAGCCGTACGCATATGTGATGGTCAGTCAGAAGTCAGGCAATATGTTGGTGGTTCACTCCAACACCAAGGAACATTGGTTCAAGCACACCACGCAAGACCCGTATCGCAAGATTACTGAGACCTTCTATAAGGTTGATAAGAAGCACCTGACTACTTGGGCTTCCTTAGTGGATGAGTTAAAAAGCGGTCGCTGAGAAAAAAGCGTCCTCGGCGTTTAAGCCTCGTTAGGAAAGTCTTCTTCTAACTCGTCTTTGTATCCGTGCGTTCTTTCAGCGTGGCAGTTTGCGCACACGAGCTCGCACTTGTCTATCTCAGCCTGAAGGTTCTCAATGGAGAACCCAGAGCGTGCCATATCAGCCACGTTGCCTCGTTTGCCATCAACGATGTGGTCAAACTGCATTACGTAAGGTGGATACGAGACACCACAATCGGCGCAAGGGTTCGTGCCCTTAACGCCATCAATGTACGCCTTATTACGTCGTCTTATGAGGCGATTATTCTCCGCCGTTTTTTCTTTGATGGCAGGAGCATTTTTAAAGTAATGTCTGCGAGAGGCTTCTCTTTGCTGGACTTTATCCTTAAATGGCATAGGAGACACCATACACTATGACTATGAAATGCGTAAAGTGTGAGCACGAGATGGATATGGGTGTCTGCAAAGTAGACACTTGCAAGTGCATCTGTGCCTGGAAGGTAGACCAATGACCGTTAAAGTTTATGGTCCTTACGAAGACAAGTCCAAGGGTGGTCGCAAGAAGATGACTATCTACAACACAGTGACCAAGAAGTTTAAATCTACTAACGCAGCTCGTTATGAAAAAGAAAAAGAATTAGGCAAGAAGCTTCCTAAGAGCAAGCACGTTGACCACAAAGATAACAACAAGCACAACGAGGGTAAGAAGAACCTCCAGGTAATGGATGCTTCTAAGAACATCGCAAAAGGTAACCAACATAGAAAGAAGAAAAAATAATGACATACGATGAAAACGGTAGATTTAAAGCAGGTGGCGCGTATGACCACACTGGAAGAAAAGTTGGTTACGATGCTGCAGATATGAAGAACGGTATTAGCGATGTCAATACTGCTTATCAAGACAAGCGGTACCAAGCTCGTGAAAATGACTACTTAAAAGACCACGCAGTAAGTACGGGAAGTACCACTGGTATACACCATCAGGGAACAATGAGTGACGGTCATTTAACAAACACCCATGGAGGACATCGCACTGTAAACGATGTTCGCACAGACATTCGTCACGGACTAAACATTTTAAAAGAAAAGCATCCAAAAGGTGTAGAAGGCGGACACGCAATGATTACTGCAGAGCGCCTTGGATACGAAGCTCGCAAACATCACTATGTAAAGGCAGAACACGAAGCGTTTATGCAAACACCTGCAGGACGAGCCAAGGCTGCAAATGATGCACGTGCCGCACAGCCAGCAAGGTCATTGTGGGATTCAGAGCCTAGTGCTCCCGCAAGTAAAGCCGCACCTGCAGTAACTTCAAGTAAAAAGACTCGGACAAAGACAAAGTTGCCAAATGACACCCTTGCTGGAGCTGTTAAGCACGTAATTCGTAAATTTCGTAATAAGTAATGGCTAAGTCAACTAAGATGGGCTTACAGAAGCTACGGATTCAGAGCCCAGAGATTAAAAAAGATGTGCGGAATAAAAAAGCAAGAGAAGTACGGGCATTTAAAAAAGAAAAGCAAATGAAAGAAGATGCTCAACCTCCTGTAGTTAGAACTGTAAAACGACCAGAAAAGAAGGCAAAATAATGGCAGCATTAGGAACAGCTCAAGCAATGATTGACATTGCTCGTAAAGAAGTAGGAACTATTGAAGGCCCAAAGGACAACCAAACAAAGTATGGCGCTTTCACAAAGGCTAACTTCCTTCCATGGTGTGGAAGTTTCTGTATGTGGGTAGCTCACGAAGCAAAGGTTAAAATCCCTAACACTGTCTCTACAGTTGCAGGTGCAGCGGCATTTCAAAAGATGGGAACTTGGTTTGAAGCAGACTGCGGTCAGACACCACAGCCAGGAGATATCCTGTACTTTGATTTCCCAGGAGACGGCGTCAACCGCATTTCTCACGTAGGTATCTGCACAGGCATTATTGCTGATGGCGTTGTAGCAACCATTGAAGGAAACACCTCTGGAAAGAAGAAGGGTGACCAACGCAATGGTGGCGAGGTATGCGAGCAGGTTCGTGCATACAAGCCAAACAAGAAGAAGGTTCTAGTCTCTATCGTAGGTTGGGGCCGCCCTAACTACAAGGGTAACGAGGTCCAAGCTGAGGTACCC